GATGAACAAAAAATTTGACGATACCTTTAATGGTATGTTATTTATTATGTCCGAAGGTCAACACTGCTTTTGGATGAAAAATTGTATAACTAATCTTGATATAATCTTCATTGAAGATGATGTTATAACAAAAATTCACAACAACTGCCCACCTTGTAAAACAAAGGATTGTGAAAATTATTGTGGTGAAGGTGATATGATACTTGAAGTCCAAGGTGGAACTTGCAAAAAGTTAGGTATTAAATCCGGTGATACAATCGTTCACTACGATTGATTTATCTTCCCCTGTAATACTTTCACAAACTCATTCTGAATCATTTTGGTAAACTTAACTGAAGGCGAATCTTCGGCTTCATTATATCTAGTACTACCTTTTGGTGGTCTAGTACTTCTACCCATAAAGTTTAAACCTGATATGTTTGTGATACATTTGTGTCCCCCACTATTTGATTGAATGAAATCCCAAGCGTTAACTTTAATATCATCCAACATTTTTCTATGTTCTTCAGGTAATTCAGAAAAAGGCATTTCCATCATTTCACCAATGTGATATAATTTTTCTCTACCATCTTCCATTGTCTTATATTCTTTACCATATAAAGCAACAAAATCTTTAAATGTAAACCCTGTCGATTCCTGATTAAAATCTTTTGAAGATTCCGAAACCCATTTAATAGTTGACAATGGTATCTCTCTTTGTTTTAATTGGTCCTCCCATTTAGATAATACTTCTTGAGCAATTTCACCTAAATTCACACCTTTCAATTGTCTTTCACCTTTGAATGGATTACAAGATGCTTGAACTAACCCTAACGGCCAAGCAATCACAATAAAATCAGCTTCAGGATTGTTTTTAAATGGCGTATATCTATCATAAGACCCCGGTTTAAACATTGACCCACCACCATATTGAACAATAACGTTATCCATTACTTTAACATTTGGGTTGGTTTGCATTGACTTAACGTAATCCTCTTTGTTCTTTTCAAGTTCCTCCGGTTTTGCATAACCTTTTTCAACCATTATTCTTTTAATTGTGTTAAGGATATTCAACAATGATGGTGAACATTCCATAACCAATGTTTCTAAAAACCCTGGTTTGTTTTTAAATGCCAATAATAATTTGTTAACAACTAATCCCATTAACATTTTATTTTTCTCCAATGATTTGTCTTTATCTAATTTAAATAAATAAGAAATAACTTGGTCAACCGTAATATTGTTTACCGCATAATTTGCAGAATCCACAGTTGATATCAATAAAATATCTGAAGATGGAAATAATTCCTTTGGTGAAACAACCTGTGAGATGGTTTCAACATTTGAACGAGATTGTCTAAAAGAAGTTGATTTTGTATCTTCGGCACCAGCTTGTCTATCGTGGTGGTCAGTATGAATAACAAACATTGGTTTTCCGTGAGCAAAATCAACTAAGACCGGCATCACATCACCTTTAGCATCATTCTTCTTTACCGCAAACTCTTTATCACCATATTGAATGACGTGAGCACCTACTACTTTAATACCATTGTTTTCAAGGTATTCTCTCATAGCAATAGCCGTAGTCACCCCATCTAAATCTTGGTGAAAATATATTTCTGCTTTAGGATATCGTTTAGCAAGAGCGTTAATATCTCTTATCCCACTTTCTTTTATAAGTTTTTTCATATTACATTTCAGGCATCAACACAATAGCAATTACATCACCACTCTTTAAACCCTTACTTACCGAACAACCTTTATTGATTCTAATAAGGTCATCAACACTAGTAACACCAGGATGTTTTGAAGCAATATCGCTCAACGTATCACCTGATTTAACTTTATATAATTTAACATTATAACCATAAGCCGATTGAAGTCGTTTTGGGTCACCAAAACAATATTTACCACCCGTTTCAGGTTTAATTTTTTCCATTTGAGTATCAACAGCCTTTTGTTGGTTCATTTGCTCACTAACTAAACCATATTTAGAAAGGATATCGCCTTTTTCTTCTTCAGTAATTATAAATCTTTTTGCCATAATAAATATTTATATATAAATATAACGCAAAAGATTTAAACACTTCTCTTTGTATTAACTTCAATTATTTTTGTAATATGAGTACATTAAATTCAAACATCCCGAGCTTTAAAGCGTTAGTAAGAAAATATCATTTTACCAAAAATGAAGAAGATAAAAATGTTTTCCTTAACATATATTGTTTTGGAATTCAATCAGTATCAGGAGTAATATTAACTTTTCACGTAATGACCGATGATGGTATGGTTAGAAGTAGAGTACCACTATCCGAAATATACGTAAAAGAACCTACCAATGATATTCCGTTTAATTATAAACAACTTTGGGATTGTTTTTCAGAAAACGTATCAATAATTGAATACGACTTTTTAGCATATCATAGAGCCGAAATAGTGTTAAGAGACGGAACTAAAGTGTGGGGAACATATATGTTTACTGTAGATTGGTTTAATAACCCATATAGTGATGAACCATCCGATTATAAATGTGGTCACATATTTAGTGGTGATGATGGATATCTTTTATGTCAACCAAACAATAGAATCTTTTGGAAAGATAGTAATTGGGTGACAAAAAAATTACCGGATAACTTAAAACAATTTAAAGTTGATACTGACCTTCCATCAGTTGAAAATCAATCAGACCGATGGGTTAGTGAAGACACTAATTCATTCTATTACGACATAAAAAAAGAGGATTAAACCTCCTCTTCTTTTAATTCTAATTTCATTTGTTTCCGTTCATCAATTAATGCTTGAACTCTTTTTCTAGCAATCTCCGTATAATCCGGTGACAACTCGATTCCCAACCATCTTCGGTCCAGTAGTTCCGCAGCGAACGCTGAAGTTCCACTACCCATAAAAGGGTCAAGTACAATATCATTCTTGTAAGTTAATATCTTAATCGCCTTTGATGGAATATCCATTGAGAATGTGGCTTTAGTTAATGACCTAGTATCTGCAAAATATTCCCATCGTCCAAATACCAAGTTCATAAACTCTTTCTTATCATCGTCTTGGTACACCATTTTGTTTTTGATTAACCCATCAGGTTGTTCAATATCGGTTGGGACACCTTTCCATTGGGATTCTCCTTTGGTTAATTTCTTATTAGTTTTTTTATAAGCCAATATTATACACTCCTTTGGGTTGTAAATATAAGGACAACTAGCACTCATCCAACTACCCCAAGCAGTTTGTCTAACTCTGTGGGGGCTATCTTCAGTTAAATCAACCATACCAAAGAATTTGAACCCAACTTGTTTCATCATCATCCAAAACTCTGCGTTAAATAATATCCTTCCACCTCTCTCTTGAACGTTCATCTCAATTGGAACATTAATGGCAACTCTACCATCGTCTTTTAATATTCTAAACGCTTGTGACAACCAATCTGTTGTAAATTTCCAATACTCGTCCATAGACAACCCATCATCATATACATCATATTTTATGTTTGCGTTATATGGTGGTGATGTCACCAAAAGGTCGATACAACCATCCGGAAGTGATTTCATTACCTCAACACAATCCCCATTTATAATCTTACCCGTTTCTATCATCTTCTTCTCTTTCTTTTTTTGCTTCAAAATATGAATTATATAAACTATCTCTTAAAGAATATAATTCATCATATGTTTTTTCATGATACTCGTCGTCATTCATCATTTCTTCAAAATCAACTTCTTCATCGTAATCTTCAATATCATCATAATCAAAAGCATACACAAATGCCCCAATAGGTGAATACCCTTCATCTTCATATGTTCCCGATAAAGTTATATCTTTATTCCATTCTGTTAATACATCTCTAACTTTTTGAAGATATTCTGTTGGAACATTCCACGCACTTTCAATTATTACATCAACTTCGGAACTATATCCATCATCACCAAATTCAACAGTAATCCATTTTGAACCGATATTTTGGTCCATAAAATCTCGACTGATAACATTATCCGAATTATTGAATTGTTCGTCAAATAATTTATTGAAATGATTAATTAATTCTACATAAGAACTATTCTCATTTTCTGTTTTAAATAATTCACTAAACTTTGAATAGTTTTCTTCGTTAAGATTCTGAATCTTAAGATAGGTTGTCATTGTATTTGCCATATTACTCTTTCAGTTGGTATTCCCAACCATCTTCTTTTTTTATTGGTTTTATTTCTAAATCTAAAAACACTGCGTTTTGTTCACCCGCGTGTAATCCTAATATATTATAATCGTAAAACTCTTCTGCTTCACCATAAGTCATTAGGTCTCTCTCTTGTAGTATATTTAATATTCCTTGTTTGGAATATAACATCTTTCTTCCCGGAGAACCAAAGTCCTCAACAATACCAATGATTGCACTTTCTAATCCATCCAATAGAACCGCACCTTCCGCGTATTCATCAATATCAACCGTTACTCTCAAGACGTTCAATTTTACGATTCAAATACCATAATGCTTTTTTCATATCCTGAAGTTCTTTATCAGTGTCTTTCTTACCTGCTCTTGCAACATATTTTACAACATTAAAGATATAAGCATCTTTATCAAGCCCCCAAGCTTCACATACTTTAACAACCTCATATGGATTGTCCTGACCACCGTAATGTTCCGGGTGGTTTACCATTTCTTTATTTTCTGACATACTATTCTTCTCTATATTCTCCTAATAATTCTTCATCTGATATAATACCCGAGAATTGCTCTCGTAATTTCGATGTATCCACTTTTTCATACATTGCGTGGATAGTTGATTCCAATTGGTCTGCGAAAACCAATGCGTCATAGATAACACCAATAACTTTATAAGGATTAGCATTTGATGATGGTCTTCTATCCTCAAGGTAACCTTTCCAAGTTTCACCAACTGATTTAGGAACTCTAATTGACGCTCCTCTATCTGATATACCCCAACTAAATTT